TTTTACGGATTTCCAGTCGTACATAAGTTCTACTTCTTGTGGAAAAGCACTCAAATAATCACAAAAACTAGTATTTTTTTCTAAAAAATCTGGATTTGGTCCGATGCATATTGCTTCTAAAAATTTCGGGAATGTATTCTGGTAAAACATATTATATTTTTTCTTTTAAAAAGTCGCTTAATGATACTCCATTATCAGTACCATCTACTAATCGATAGGGTTTTATAGTTTCTATTTCATTTCTATATGTATTAAATTCAAAAATATGTTTAACCGATGTAATTAAATGCCTGCCTAGTACATTCAAATCATATTTAGTGGCAAAAAATTGTCCATTTTTGTTTTCTCCCGTTTTTATTACATCTATAAATGCTAATGATTTTCTATGAGTTTTACCTACAAGTTTAAATTGATATGTATTATTTAAATATAACAACGACGACATTTTTTGATTTAAGAATTTTCTTTCATCTAATTCTGGTGAAAGATTCCCTTTGTGGGTATTATAATTATTTTTTTTATTTGGATTCGGATAAAAATTAGGAAATACTTCATATTTTGCTGATCCATCTTTAGTAAATTCGTCTTTAAAAGGTTTTACAAATAATTCGTAGAATGTATCCATAAAGCTACTACTATCTAAAGTTTTTAAATTATATACCATAGATTTATAAGATCTAGAACATGATAATATTCCACTGTTTCCAGCTAATACCACATTATCTTTACATGATGGAGATTCAATATAAAATTGATTTATTTTAGACTCGTCGAAAGTAACCGGAAATGTATTCCATGATATGGTACTAGATTCCTTTTTGGAATTAGTATTATCATTGGATTGACTCAGTGCTGGAAATTTTAATGTTTCTATTACATTATTTTTATGATTTTTAAATACTGTTGCCAAAGAAATTAATAAAAACTTTTTTTGGTGTCTATCATATTCTAAAATACATGGAGATTTTTTAAAAGAGTGGAAGGATAGTACATAATTTAACACTTCGGAATATGACATTACTCCGTAAGGATTTAAATTAATTGTAGATTCGCCATCTTCTTCATATATAATATCGTTAGATATATTATCTCTGTAAAATAAATCATCGGTTTCCTTTCCATCATTATATACTTCATATAATATAGATTTTATGATTTCTCCAGTAGTCTTCCCATTTCCGGAATTTGTTTCCATATAATTCCCTACAATTGCTCCAGCTTTTTGCATTCCAAATATATTACATATATTTTCAGATAAAGCATATTGTGCCCATTCAATTAATACTAATTTTTTACATATTGTATTATTATAAACAATTTCCGTTGCTTCTATTATTACAAAATTAAAATGTAATTTTAAAAATTCTTTACTTTTATCATCTTCCGAATCTTTATCAAAATTACCAGTTACGATTGGAAGTATTTCTATATTTATTATATCTCTACCATTACCCAAAAAAACATATGGAGATGACGATTTTTCTAATACATTCTGGTCATTAGCAATTATCATTACTGCTGAATGGAATGAATTAAAAATATTATCATCTATTTCTAAATACATTAATGAATTTCTATTTAAATACGCAAAATATCCTTCGTTGTTTTGCATATATATAGAAAAATTAAATTCTTCATTTCCATATTTTGCATAGAAATGTGTTTGATCTAAACTATTTGAAGGATCTGTACTCATTAAATTTTTTGTTTCATTGAATTATATATAATAGATAAATATTCGCTTCTTATTATTTTAAGTGTTGATCCTGCATTTATTAATTTTACAGGATTTTTAATATTGTTTGCTAATAATATTAGCCACCATAAATGTTGGGTTTTATAAAATTTATAACTCAAATTAGTAAGTGGCATTTCTGATTCGACTATATAATATTCAAAAATACTTTCATCCAAGTTTGATGGTAAAGTAATTTTGGATCCTATATTATAAAATACATATGTGTCAGAATTATCATTATCAAATTGATACATATTAAAAATATTTTCATATCTTTCTGGAGGATGTGTTATAGTTACCTTTTCCATATTATGATGTTTTTACGTTTGGTAGGAATCCAGCTTGTGTAAATGTTGTAGTTTTAGCTCCCGTACTTTTATCTATTATAGACACAGGTCCTGAAGATCCAGTTTGGGGACTAGTTACTTCTATTGTTGTTTTATTTGCACTATCTGTTACAGGATTATTTAATGCATTATATTTTTTAGATACATCAATCCCAGCTCTTCCCATTTCTGGTATCATAAAATTGTTAACATCATTTGTTAATGATTTTAATGTAATTGATATTTTGAATGCTTCTGGTACTATAGTTTCTCTTGCTTTTACATCTATGACTCTTCGTGTTCCTTCGTGAGTAACTTCCAATTTTGATATGTAGGCATACGGATAAAATCCTCTGCCCGGTACTAACAACTCATATATACAGGAAGGATCTACTAATATTCTGTTGTGTCTATGTGGAGTATTTTGTATTACTAATTTGGTTATTAATTCCAAATTTTTGATATATGCATCAGGAGATATAGTATTAAATAAATAAAAATTAATATCTATAGAAAATTCATTTGTGGCAAAATTGTAAAATTTTGGTCTTTGTATAAACATTCCGGGTTCTGTAATAGATGCAAGATTTACCATTCCTGCGGTTTTCTGTATAAGATCCGAAAACCCCTTTGCCATTTTTTGTAATTCGTTTTCGTTATTATACGTATCACTAAATTCATTTCCTATATTAATATATCCTTTATCAAAATATGGTAATCTATATTTTCTGTTTGTGGATTCTCTTATATACAAATATGCATATTTTTGTTTTAAATCGTCAGAACCTGTAATACTTTTCCATGCTTCTGCGGTAGTATCTATATTTTTAATTTGATCCGTAATCCTAGATGCAAATTCTCCTACTCCCTTTTGTAATTTCTGCGTAACTTTATTAGCATTTTCTCCTATAGCTCCCATAAATTTTCCGAAACTGTTATCTTTGAATTCTGTTTCTAATTTTTTATAAAATTTGCTCGCTAATGTACCTTCACCGTATCCGGATTCTAATACATCTGGAAATAACAATGCAGAAGTCATCAAAGAGGATAGATACGAATTACCTGCTAATTTAAATTCTTTTATTTCTATATATGGTATTTCGTCCCATTTTTTAATTTTATTTTTAGAATAGGTCCAATCATAATCTTTTACTACATTGATTATATCATCTAATGCTGGAGTTGGAATGTTCTTTATATTTTCTAATGGAATATTATTTGGTATATCCACCACTTGAGTAGTTGGTATTGATTCTTGATATGGCGATGCTTGCTTTAATTTCTCGTTATCAGGCTTAGATTTTAAAAATTCCTCTGCTTCCGCTTGAGATGAAAATCCACTTCCATATTCAAATTTCCCATTGTTGTATCTTTTGGCATATTTCGTAGGATCTGTGGCCGAAGATCTATTGCTTACAACTCTAATAGTATTGCCAGTGGACATAAAATTATTTAATCAGATGAAATTAAATAGAACTTTAAGATTGCATAGACATAGATGTCAATTTTAAATTATTTCGATAATTGTCTTTAGTTTCAAACGATGGAGAGGATACAGTATTCCGTTTATTAGACTGTCCTAGTATTATATTAGATGGATTTTCTTGATTATTGTTATTTCCTCCTCCATTATTGATTAATACCTCCAATAATTGATTATTTCGTCTTAATTCTATTAATTGATCTGTTAAGATATCCAATTGTAATTGGTTAGATTCTTTTATTGCATCTTTTATGCCATTATCATTATCTACATTTATATTTTTGATGATACTAAGATCAGATTCTGTTCTTATTGCATCAAATTTAGAATAAGCATCCGAAAAATATGATATTCCATATGCCAGATCTATGATTGGCTTAGTTAACAGAGTAATATCTTTAATTAAATTTGATAAGTCCATATCAGTAGTTAAACTCCTAAGACCTTCTCCCATAAATTTTAGTCCTAATCCTAATTTATATATTTTTTCAGAATTTATACTTTCGAATTTTTTTATTGAACTGACAGGATCTGCATTAAAAAATCCCGTAATACTATCGATCATTGACGAACCCAGATTAGATAAAGATCCGAAAAACATCGATCTAAGTCCTTCTCCCAAAAAAATTAACCCACTTCCGATTTTTTCAAAATTTATTTGATCCACATCTTCATATTTCATTAAATTATCCGCTATATTCCCGATTAAATCCGATATATCATATACTACCCCAATTCCTTTATCTATTATCTTAGAAAACAACCCAACCCCACCCACAAATAAAGAAAATTTAGACATTGCTATAGTAGCTTGTGTTAAACCTTTGGTTATACTATTCCAAGGTCGATATGCAAATTTCATTAAATGATCCGCTAGATACCCAGCAATAATAGATAGGTATTCTACGGTTCTTGCCCCTGTTGTAATGACATCTGCCCCAAATGTTGTTACTATGGCTCCCATTGCCGCTACAACTCCACCAAACATACCCATACCAATTGTTGCGCCCATTAAACCTAATATAATATTATCCCACGGCTTATCAGCAAACAATTCCAGATTAACTGCTACCAAACCCGCAGCATTAGCAAGATATACAATATATCCTGCTCCGATTTTTAATAATGGTGCCGAAATCAATGCTAAAGCACCCATCTTTGCTACCGTTTTTCCGAATTCCCACATTGCTATCGTAGATCCTCGAAGCCCTTTAATGATCTCATCCCAATCTTTATCAGAGAATTTACTCAGAGAATCTGCTAAATAACCAGCAACAAAAGATAATCCTATTATTGCTATGCTACCAGCACCTAATAAAATCACTGATAATGGGTTTGCTACCAATAATCCAATCCCCGCTACTACCAAACCAAATAAAGTTATAGCTAATGTAGCTAGTCCAAGACCTTTATATATGTCTTCCCAATCTTTACCCGCTATTTTAGATAAAGAATCTCCTAAATAACCAACGGTAAACGATAATGCTAATATTGTTGCTGCTCCTATAAGCATATTGACTCCGCCCTTTTCTGCCAATTTACCTATGGCATATGCAATAGTTCCCATGCCAATTATTGCTATTGCAACATTTGCAAGACCTGATAATAATATGGTCCAGTCCAAGTTAGCCATATCCAGTAACATCGGAATGACCAAAAATTTAAGCATAAGCGAAAGTGCTAAAACCCCTGCCATAGATTTGATAACATCACTACCTTTTATCCGTTCTGCCCCTTTCATTGCTAATAAACATGCACCAAATACTAATGACAATTTCATCAATCCTTCTATAAGTTGAACTATGTTTATAGATGTTATATGAGTAATTAGCGGTATAATCAGAAAACCGACGGTTAATGCAAATAAAGCAAAACCTTTAACATTTTCGATCACATCACTCGATTTGATCATGCTCATTAGTTTTAATACTCCCAAACAACCTGCCATGATTGCACCCAGTTTAAATAAACCCAATGTAATTTTTACTATACCCAAACTAGCCAATCCTACTATCATTGGTATCACCAAGAACATTATAGTTGCCGATAATATACCAAATCCTATCGCAGCATCTTTCATTTTACTAGCAAATAACCCAACGGTTACAAACATTGCTACAATTACTCCGATTACTCCTAGTACTTTTACTAAATTTTCAGTATTAATTAAATTTGAGTTAACTAATGCATTTACTATTAATATCAATCCAGTCCCTAATGCCATTAGACCTGCTATACTACCCAATTTAGATAATGTTCCACCGGTAGATCCACCAGACATAGCAGGTTTTTTATTTAAAATATCTGTGTTTACTTGAATTAAATCTGTTAATTGTTGATTTAAGTTCGTTGCGTGAATTTCGGCTCTAGTTATATAATCTATTATAGATGTCCGAAAATCTTCCCATTTCATCTTTCTTAAAAAGATGTCCCATGTCCGTAATGTATCTGTAATCTTAGGAACACTACGTTCCACTGCATTTTTTATAGAATCTAATGTTACATTTAGTAATGATAGTATAGGACTATAGTCTGGTTTGGGGGCACCGATCTTAGCGTCTATACTGCTTAATATAGGGCCGTAATCAGTTTGTGGAACTGGAGTGCCTAATCTAGTTTCTATTCTATTTAAATATGGTTCGTAATCTTTCTGTTTTCCTATTAAAACATATAAAGCGTTTTTAATACTGTCAAAATAAGCAGAATATGAACTAGTATTCGATACTCTCACCAAATTATCTATACTATCTTTAATTTTATCTAAAGATATTTTAGATTTATTAAAATAATCTGTAAATTTTAATACAGAATCAAATTCTTGTGCAGTTGCTTTAGCATCTTGCTTTTTAAATCCAAGACCCAATACTTTTTTGTATTCTTCGGCGGTTTCTTTTGCTATTGCTTTAGTTCTAGCTTTTTCTGAGGTATCTAGTGTAGATTTTACTTTAGGTTTACCACCTTTATCTGTAATACCTACAGATATACCAATAGTTGCAGAAATTTTCTGTAACTGTTTTAATATACCATCTAAACCAGATATTAATTTAGTATCATCCACTTATAGTATTTATACTTCGATTATTCTTTAGAGAATAACCTAGCATCAATAGATAATACTTCACCATTTATTGTAATATATTCAGATTCATGTTTTCTGAACTTTTGAATATAATTTAAAATTTCATTATTCAGTGTAGCAGGTAGATTTTCTATTATAGTAAGTCGATCTTTAATAGGAATATTTGACATATCTACTATATTATCTTCTTCTATTTCGATTTTCGATACAAATTTGACAATTTCATATACAAATAGTGATCCTACCGTATCACTAATTTCTTCGTTTTTATTTTTTCTGGTCTTTTCTAGCTGTATATTATTAATTTTTATGTCATTTGCTAAAGAAACTATCTTCAGATAAGCCTTAAGTGAAGTCCCTCCTAATGGGATCTGCACTTCTGTTGGATAATCATAGATTAGTTTATCCGACAATATCACATCTAAATCAAAAATTTGTTCTTTATCCTCTTGTTTAAGATTCACTACAGAACCAAAGGATTGCCTCCGTAATGCCAAAATTATTGGATATTTATCCGTAACTAAAAACTCTAAATCCTCCACCGAATTGTCTAAAATGATCTGATTTATTATATTACTGATAGTAATTCCTGATAATGTTCCGTCTAACCCGCTCTTTATCAAATCGCGTTGCTGTTTAACTGAAATTGGTTTAAATGATACTTCTTTTGCGGCTGATGGTACATACACTGAAACTAAATTTGCATTATTAATTTCATTTAATTTAGACAGGATATTTCCAACATTCATATATTAATTTATACTGACTTAACCATTTTGCAACTTATTTAAATTTAGGCATAGTTGGCATGGATGGCATACTAGGAGAATTGGATTTTTGGTCTTCCTGTTGTCTTTTGATATCTTCGTTATATAAATTTATAAAAACCTTGCAATCATTTGGAGTTATAGATAAAAAATGATCATATGCCATATTAATTTTATTAATTAATATAAATTGTAATTCATAAAAATTTCTTAAATTATCATTGAATAAAGATTTTATAAAATAAAATAATGTATTATCAAATGCATTCAAATTTAAATCATCTAGACCCAATTTTTCATTTTTATTAATAAGATTAATATTAATAAATTTCTTTTGTGTGGAATTTATATAATTTAATATATCTCCCGTCATTGAAACTGGAAGTTGAGTTAGTATACTGTCCTTTTCTAATTCTGTCAACTCAAAAAAATTTAAAATATCATCTCCAATTTTAATAGAAAATATAATTTCTTTATAAATTTGATCAATATTATCTATATAAAGATTAGTAGGAATTGATAATGTTATTTCCATCTGATCATATAATATAATTTTGGTTAAATCTATATCTTTTAATTTTATTGAAATTGTATTAGTTATATCTGATACTTTAATTTCTGTTTTAATTTCATTTTTTCCTATTAATTGAAGCTTATTACCTGATGACAAGGCTTTTGCATTTAATAAAATATAAAATTTATCAATATTTGATAAATTTTTTATTATAGAATTATCTATAATAATTTCATTTAATATAAAATCAAAATAGGTAGAAATACCCTCCTCGTCATTATTAGTAATATATTTGATTAAATCAAAATAATAACGATTAGTTATAGGTTTTATTCTAATATTTTTTTTAAGAATTGGTAAAAATATTTTACTAGTAAATCCAGTATCCATATTTTGTAATTAATTAGAATATACTTTATATGTATATTGATTATATGTCCATCCCACACTGCTTGAACTTACTTCTTCTGTATCATATTTTAATACTTTTTCTGATATATCTATTGGTACACACCCAGTAAATATGTGACTTATTCTCATCGGTTTATCAGAGTTTGAACTTTGTCTTGTATATTCGTTGACCGTAATAGTAGCTTTTATAGACTCTGATCTAGTATTAATTAAACCTTTATATGATGCTGTTATTATCCACGGTCTAATTAAAGTTTGTACAAAATCTAAATTAGTATCCAGAAAATCGATACTGAGATGTCTCCCTATCATATCTAATCGATCTCCTGCTATGGTTCCTTTCAAATAACCTCCCATACCATCAGATCCTGCACTACTTATTGTTAATGACTCTTTTGGCATTTTTACTGATTGTGCAAAATAAAGAGCCAACCCGTCTATGTTGGGTTGACTCTTTTCGCTTAAAAGCATAGCCTGTATTGTTGGATCTATATAAAACCCATGTACATCTATATCAGTATAATCTTTAATTGTAGAATATAAATTAGAACCATCTTCTGGTTCAATAGATACAATCCACTGAGTTTTTAAAGGAAAATTATAATTCCAATCTGTTCCTAGTAAATCCAAAAAATGGTTTACTAAACTCGGCGTTCTTGTAACTTCTGGCATCTAGTGTTTAACTATTATTAGCTGCAATTCCATTAAAATTAGTACGAGAGAAGAAATGATATGCAATACCAACACTAAACGACATCACTGCTCCAGTACCTTCTGCTATACTATAAGAGATTTCTCCTACATTTCTAATAGAACATCCAACCAATTCATATTTAGTGACAACATCCAGACGTTTATCAAGTTGTAATAGAGTTATGGTAGAAAATCTATTAGTAATAGATCCACCACCTCTACCACTACCAGCAGTACCAGTAACATTTCCGAAAGTTCTGTGAGATTCATTCATCAATCTTTCTCTAATATCAGAAGTTTCTGGACAATAAAATTCCATTTCGTAATTGTCGCTTCCGGGATATTCTACGGATCCCGGTATATTAAAAGTCTGACCTGCGTATTTTACTGGATGATTTACTATAGTACGTCCCGGCAATTTAGCAGTCTTTGCATATAACATATCTCTTGGATCTAATATCATAGCTGCTCCCCGAAGTCCATCAAGTGTCACAGATTCGACACGAAATAAATAATCACGAGCAAAATCACTTACTACTGCATCATCATAAAAAGTATTAATTATTTGATTAGTTTGCATATATATTATTATTTAGTTTTAAGCTCCAATTATCTCGCTAAAGTTAGCACCCGTTGATGTTGCATAGAAATTTACTAATATAAATTCGGCAGCACGAACAGGTTTAATATAAATATCAACTACTAGCTCATTTTGATCTATAATTTCTGGAGTATTATTCCTTTGATCGCAAACAATTTGATAATCGTATAATCCTTGTGTGTTTTTAGCTCTATTAAAAATTGGAGATAATGTGGCAATTACACGATTTCTTGTAAATGAGGTATTAGGTTCAAATACAAAGTATTTTGTAGTCTTTTTAGTTGCTTTTTGTAGATATATAAACAATCTTCTAACATTGATACGATCAAACGCACTTGGTTGACGCAATAATGTCTTTTGACCAAAAATATTTATTCCATCATTTGGGAAGAATGCAACGGGATTTATAGATATCTTGTAAAGCATGTCTCTTTCTTTTTGTTTTGGAACTATAGCAACTTCCAATACATTTGTTACACGACCTCTAGTGAACCCAGCGGGGGCATACCAAGGCTCGAAATCCCTATCTACTGCTGCCATATCTGCCGCAGCAAATCCGGAAAATGGTAGCCATATTTTCATTCCTGTAAATAAATCTAAGGTCTTGACCCAGTTACCGTATGTAGTACAATAGCTACTATTAGCGGTTTCGTACAAATGCTTCAGAGGATTATAAATATACTGAGAAAATGATTTGTTAGTATCCGATAATACTTTAGTATTGTTACCTGTCACAAATATTTGACGTAACGGATCTGCAATAAACATACAATCTTTTCTAATTTTAGAGCAAAAATTATCGAATATATTATATATAGCTATATAATTTCCTCTAACATCATTTCTTTCATCAGATACGGAAGTAGCGTCATTTAAACTTATGGATTGCATACCTTCTACTAATCCATCAGAACTTTGAGCATCATCAAAGTATGAAACGTGGTTAGCACATGCTGTTGCATATATTGTACCCAACCCTGCTTCACATACTAAATCTATATCAAATAATTCGTCGTTTTCTATCTTTCTTAAAGTTCTATCTATTTTGAATCCTAGCAATCCAATAGATTTACCAGTTGTAGTAAACGAGGAATAACATCCAATAGGGAACAATGCATCAGCATAAGATAAATATTTATTAAGTGTTTTAGTATCACTTAAGTGATATCCAAATCTAGAAGCGGTATTTTCTTTATTACTGATCATCGTATTTACAGCATTCTTACTGTAAATTCTAACCTTTTTCATTGGAATATTCTCAGAATTTAACCAAGGTCCACTGTTTTTAGAACTTATATATGTATTAACAAATACATTAATATTATTAGAATTGTTTACCGTATTTTCCAAGAAGAAACTCGAAGGAGTACCAGCATTTTGGTTGTTTATTTGTCTATAATAATCTAGTGATCCTGTACGAGCTTCTTCGAATCCAAACGACAATTTAACCGCATCTGGATTATAAGGACTAGTACGAAGTTTGAACAAGCCAAATGATATAGTATCATCAAAACTATTTCCGTTAATATCCGGGAATGCCGCAGCAGTTTTTTCCAAAGCTTCCGAAATACTATCAGAATTTCGGTTTGATCCACTATCAGTAGTAGCAGATAAAGGAAATGCTAATTTTGCAATTGGTATTTCTATATATCTAGTATTGGCAGTAGTACCATCGGTTTTCAATCCAGTATTACCAGCAGTTTGTCCATTTGTATAAATGGATCTTATAGCTGTATGATCACTATTGGGTTGTATACCAGTATTATCAGCCATACCTATGTAATGTCCTTCATATCTGTTATTAATAGTAGATTGAATCTTGTTTAAAATTATCATTCCAGCTTTCCCGAAATCTTGAGGACCGTTTATAGCACTCAAGGCCGCTGAATTTCGGGAGAACGAATATCCAGTATTAGAAAATGCCGAACCATCTAATACACTCTGATATTGGTCGTAATTAAGTTCGAAAAATTTGGGTGCTCCGTATACATAGGTACAAGTGTTTTTTAAATCACTATCTAAATCCGTAGTTACTATAGTATCGGCACTTTTTGTGAATAAGTCTGCACATATTCTAGCACTCAATGCCAAACGAAGTGTAACAGGATTTGTACTATTTTTGTTCGTGGTGTAATTTAAATTTAATGCATCTACTATTGCTTGTCCTTCTGATGCCGTGAAAGTTTCGTAATAATCCAAACCTTTAAGTTGTAAATTGGTTTTAATTACTGCTAATGATGGTGTCGAATCGATAATTGTTACAACTTGCGTTAATTGGAACATTTCTTTTGGTATAAATGCAACATTTCTAAATACTTCCGATTTAGTTTCTGTAGAATTTTTTGTAAATAATGCGGCGGTATCTCTAGCACTTAATGCTAATGCACTTACATCAAATCCCAATGTAGCATCAAATCCTATTTTGTTATTATTATTAGAATAATATTCGGTTAACCCCTCGATCAAATTTAATCCAGCAGCTAAACTAAATACATCAAAAGTATCTAAACCACTAGTGATAAGATGTGTTTTTTGAGCTAGCAATTCTCGGTTTATAGTAATTCTAGAATCTACAGAAGACAATTTGAACATTGTTGCATCTATTCCTGTTACTGTATTAGTGTAAGTTTCTATATAATTCTCTTTCACTGCCATTACAGGATACACTAATGCTCCATATGCACTTCCGTAACCTGCTCCTGCTCCATCACCATAGGGCATTCTGTTTACATATAAATTACCAGAAGAGCTGTTTAATATCTGTCTAGCACTATAATAAAAGTATCTTTCCGCCGAATTAGTTGGAGTTCCATATACTTGTTCTAATTCTTCTATAGAAGTTATTTGTATAATTTCATCGGTTGGGCCTTTACCTGCGAATCCAGTTATAAATATATTAGTACCTGCTGGTAATACTGGGGATAATGAAAGATCCTTTTCGATGATTTCTACACCGGGAGATTGTATGCTTCTTGCCATAAAGATATTTAGTATTTTTTACTTGATTTTTTTTATACTTTTAATAAATTTGTTTCGATCCTCCGAAAAACAAATTCAAAATTTGTTTCAACTTCCGATCCATCTCTATAATTGTATGTTATTTCTCCCAAGGTTATTGGAAATGCCGATTTATAAGTCCATTGTATAATATCATTGTGAAATTCGTCTTTTGCTGTTAAAATTATATCAGAAGAATAACGACCCAATCCCATATCTTTGTTATAAATTTCGGTTCCATCGTAAATACCAGTTTTCTCATTTCTGAGTAAATCTAACCATTTATGTATAACCCAATAATTATTAAATTCATTATCAATAGTGAAATTTACTGAAACTGGATCATATGAAGGTTTGTTATGAGATGAAACGAATACTGTACTCCCAGTATATCTTACTTCTTCTGCTGGTATATTATTTTTAGGTACTACCACTCCATAAATAGAGAATTGTAAAGTGTCTAAATTTAAATTTGTATTATTTCTATCTAATCTTTTATTATATGGTATTAATTCTTTCGGTAATACTAAAGTTAATACAAATTTGTCTTTCCTGCTTTTATTCAGTATAGATTGGTCATAATGATTCATGTTATTATTTAAGTGAAAAACGGTTTCCATCCTTGCGAAAACAAATCATCATATTCCGGATTCAATGATTCATTAGAACCTCCTATTATAATAGGTAATGCATCACCACCTATTCCATTTTTTTCGTTATTATATATAGAAGAAGGATTGTTAAAATATTTTATACCATAATCCATAGATTTTATTAATACTGGTTTACTACTTTCGTTTTTTTCTATAATATCAAAATATACTGGGGCTATATCTTCGTGTAATATCATTAATGCCCATGCTAAAGACATAACCCGATCATCATGTGCCCCGTGTTTAGCCCCCCATGTTTTATTTGGATGCCTAACAAAATCTTTTAATTCTAATATTGTATTAATATCGTTGATCTGTATAGATTTCATAGTATTAATCCAATATCTTTGATTCATTACCGCATCGTATTTAGTATTAGTATGAGCTACTATTCCATATTGCAAAGATTTTCTGTTTGCAACTTTATTAATACCCCAATTTACAATATTATCATAATTAAAATCCTTTTTTAAATTATCTACAACTTGTCCTCCGCAATTATTTCGTTCTATCATTGCTAATGGATCTCCCCAATGTTGTAGAATTTCTCTTAATTTTGGAGTAAATTCTGATGGTGTAATTTTATTATTATGATAAACTGCTACTTGTTTTATTGTTTTGGGTTCTGTGATGTCTAAAATCTGTATAACCGAGGCATCTTTTCCTACTCCTTCTGCTATATCAACTCCTGCCACATAAATTTTTTGATCGTTTGGTCTTTCCCATAATAAATATTTCCCATCATCATATACAAACATGGGTTCCATTGTATATCTTTTCATATTATCAAAAAGATCACCATCTATTGCAGATTCTCCCACTTCATCAAATTCGCAATTATGAGATACGATATCATTTGTGTAATATTGATTAGATTCTACATTTAATAAATCATAAACTTGTAAAGATCCAATACATTTAATTTCGATAATATTATCAAATCCATTTTTTATTTGTATTTCATCATTTATTTTTAATTCTTCGGCAATTTTAAATTCACCAGATTTAGTTAAAACTCTATGATTTTTACTACATTTTAGTGATGTAGTAGTTAATATTAATTCTAAACAATCTTTTGTTAATTTTTGAATACCAGAAAATGGCTCAAATCCATTAGGAGTTAATATTTTTATATTGTTTTTATTTAATTCGAATGATTTGTACAATTCTTCAATTGTGATTTGCTGCTCTTCATTATTACTATTTAGTATGGTAATGAGGGTTTTCCCATCGACACATTCAAATTCCCTCTTCCACATTCCTATATCTGATAAAGAACCTACAGTTTGTTTTTTCCATTTTTCGTCTCGTCCGGGAACTTCATTCCAAAGCACCTTCATATGAACCCATTCGTTTGTACCTTTTACCGATCCATCATATAATTTATAAAATAATCCAGAAGTATCTCTTGGAGTAGATGCCATAATAATTTTAGATTTAGTCGATGATGAAATAATTGGATATACCGATGCCCAAAATTCATCGAGCATATTAGGTTCTATCCAGTCGGCTTCATCGACAAATAATATATTAGCCATAGATCCTCTACCAGCAGTTCCTGTTGTAGTAGTTATAGATATACGAGATCCATTTGCTAATTCCATAGCTTCTAGCCCATAATATTGAATTGGTGCTTTTAACCAATTCGGAAGATTTTCATATGCAAATCTAACTCGCCTAAAAATTTCTTTTGCGGTATTTTCTTTATTTGCTACAAGCAATATTCTTTGATCATCTTGAAACATTGCTACCCATAATAAAAATATAGTAGCAATTGTACTTTTACCTACCTGTCTACTAAACAAAAATAAACTAAATCTATTATCTCTAATCATTCTAAGTGCTTTTTTTTGAAAAGAATGTAATCGTATTTTAATTCTTCCGTCATCTGCATTGACAATATAAAAATGATTTTCGGCAAAATGTAAAATATTTTCTTTACATTTTTTCAAATCTGCAACCATTTCTGGTGTCCATTCGAACTGAGCCTCTACTGTTGGTAGGGCTGGATTATTCATGTAAATTTCTTTTTTTGGTATTCTAGGCATGTATATACTTAACAAAAATGA